CTGAAGAAAGTTCATTTGACAAAAATTTAGCTGAAGATATGGAAGAAAGTGAGTTGCTTAAAAAAGCATCTGAACTTGTTAATTATTATGAAATAGACAGAGAAGCCAGATCAGAATGGGAAGAAAGATACAAACAAGGTTTAGAAACATTAGATCCTGATGGTGGTCTTGATGAAGGTGAAGATGAAAGAGCAAGCAGAGGTCTAAGTGTTGTTGTCCATCCTTTAATCGCAGAAGCTGCAACTCAATTTAATGCTAGAGCTATTGCTGAATTGTATCCTTCAGGTGGACCAGTGAAAACTGTCATTATTGGTGAGCCAAATGAAGAATCAGAGGATCAAGCTCGCAGAGTAAAAGATTTTATGAATTATCAGATTACTCAGGAAATGCCAGAATATTTTCCTGAACTTGATCAAATGTTATTTCATCTGCCACTTGTTGGTCATACATTTAAAAAAGTTTGGTGGGATGTTAATATGGGAAGACAATGTTCCCAGTTTGTAAAAGCAGAAGACTTTGTTGTCTCGCCAGAGAGTAAAGACTTAAATACATCAATCAGATATACTCATGTCATTCGTATGCCGAAAAATGATTACGAAAGATATGTTGAAGCTGGCTATTATTTACCGACATCTGACAAAGGTGGTGATCTAGACCCATCAGGTGATGTTGTTGGTCAGATAGAAGGTGTAGATCAATACATGGAAGATTCTGAAGATAAAGTAATTACTTTATTAGAAATGCATCTTTACGAATATTTCGATGATGAAGAATCAGAAGTCGGTTTGCCATATGTCGTGACGATTGATTATGATAATCAGAATGTCGTTAGCATTCGCAGAAACTGGAATGAAGCAGATGAAAGGAAACTTAAAAGAGAATGGTTTGTCAGTTATAAGTTTCTTCCAGGATTAGGATTTTATGGTTTCGGTCTTTACCATGTTATCGGTGGATTAGGCAAAGCTGCAACTGGTTCATTAAGAGCATTGTTAGATTCTGCTGCATTTAGCAATATGCAAGGTGGATTTAAATTAAGAGGAAGAGTCTCTGGTGGCGAAATGCAAGTCAATCCTGGAGAGTTTGTTGATTTAGATGCGACAGTTGACGATGTTAATAAAGCTATTATGCCTTTGCCATTTAAAGAGCCTAGTGGATCTTTGTTCAATTTATTAGGTTTTATTGTTGATGCAGGTAAAAGATTTGCAAATACTGCTGACTTAAATGTTGGTGACGTTAATCCCAATGCACCAGTCGGTTCAACAGTTGCTTTAATAGAACAAGGATCAAAAGCATTTTCTGCAATTCATAAAAGATTACATTATTCACAAGGTCAAGAGTTTAAATTAATTGCTAAATTGAATGCTGAAAATTTAGAGGAAAGTTTTACGTTTGCTTTGGCAGGTGCCAGCTCTCAAATATTCGCAGCTGATTTTAATGAAAGAGTTGACATTGTTCCAGTTAGTGATCCAAACATCTTTTCTAGCACGCAACGTATTGCTCAGGCACAATCTATTTTACAGATGGCAAGATCAGCACCTCAGTTGCATGATTTATATGAAGCCTATAAAAGAATGTATGAAGCTATAAGAATTCCTAACATTGATGAAATATTAAAAACACCACAAGAAGCTAACAGAATGGATCCGATAGATGAAAATATGTCGGTATTATATGGCAAACCAATAAAAGCATTTATAGAACAAGATCATGATTCTCATATTGCTGTTCATGTACAGTTTTTACAAGATCCATCTTTAGGAGGTAATCCTGCCATGAAAGGTGCAACACCATTAATTATGGCACATATCGCAGAGCATGTTGCGTTGTTGTATCGTACAAGAATGGAAGCTAGTATTGGTATTCCGATGCCAGAACTGCCAGATTTTAAAGATCCTAAATACAAAGGCAAAGATATTAATCCAGAACTTGACAACTTAATTAGCCAGAGAGCAGCACAAGTTGTACAACAAGCACCTCAAATGCAACAAATAACAGCATTTAGAAATGCCCAACAAAGACAACAGCAACAAAATCCTTTACAATATGCCCAACAACTTGCACAACTCGAAGCTCAAGCACTTAAAGCCAGAACACAATCTGAAATACAAGCAGATCAAGCAAAAGCTGCATCAGATATCAAAATTAAACAAGCTGAAGCAAAACAAGATATGCAAATCGATGCAGCCAAAGCACAAGCAGATCTTCAAGCTAAAATTGCAAAGTTAGAAGCTGATCTAAAATTAGAAAGAGAAAAGACAGCAGCAAAGATACAAATGGAAGCTATGAAAAATGCGAATAAGTGATGTATTAGCTTTAAGACCAGTTGACCCAAGTCAATTTGGAGGTATGCAACCACCTATTCAACAAGGAGCAGATCCTAGAATGCAACAGATGATGATGCAAAAAATGATGCAAGATAAGCAAGCTAAAGATAGAAACTTTGGTGCTTTAGGTAATTTACTTGCATTTCTTCAACAAACAGGGAGAAGATAATGGCTTTACCTAACATCGATTCTATGACACCACAACAAGCTAAAATTCTTATGGATGCTTATGCTCCGACAACAGCAGGAGCTACAGGAGATTATTCTGATTTAGATACATTTAGATCATATACTTTTACTGATCCTAATTATCAGTATGAAGATTTTAGACAATTAGCAGAAATCGCAGGATTTGGTAAAGAAGATGAATTAGCATCTGCAAAAAACATTAGCTCTGGAACTGCAGCTGACACATTTAGAATTACAGATCCACTAGACATGGGAACTAATACAGGTGCATTAAGTAATATTGATACATCTTCTAGAAAACCTTTTCCAACAGCAGGAGAAAATCTTACTGATGAAGAGTATCAACAAAGGATAAAAGACCTTTATAATAATGCAGGATTACCTGCTCCTGGAGAACCAGGATACAATCCTTCAATAACTCCTCCTCTTTTTGATCTTCCAGAAGATTATGTTCCACCTGAAATCAATCCTTTGACTGGTCAGCCAAATGTATCACAACCAGTCGCTCAAGATTTAAGTGAAGATGGCAGTCCACAACCAGAACCTACAACTTTATATGGTAGTGATTACAGTTTAGAAAATCTTGTTGGTGGTCAGGTGGAAAGATTATATTTAAAAGATCCATCAACTGGTAAAATTTACGATTATAATTATTCAGAAAGTGAATTTGCAAATAATATTGCACCACCTCCTGACTTACAATTTGATGATTTACAATTAGTAAAAGCCATAGGAAGAAATAGGAATGACAATACTTTTGGTGTTGATATAGATCCAACAGAATATGCTTTTGGTGGTCGCAATACTCCAGAAAGATCTGCACAGCTTATAGCAGAAGCAAATAGAGAACCAGGATATGAAAAAGGTGGTGGTGGTTTATTTTATGAATATAATAACAGAACATATTATACACCAGATAATACTGGCACAAGCATACCAGTCGGATCAACAAATATAGGAAGAACTACTGATAGTGATCTTCAATTAGAAAAAACTTATGAAGGATATCAAGCACCAACTGGTGCAACAACAGAAGAACTTTTAAAAAGTGTGCCAGATTCTGGTACATTTTTAGAAGCATTTACTCCTCAAACTAAAGGTGGTCGGCCATTTGATTTAGGCCAAGTATTTGGGTTAGGTGAAGGAGTTCTTGAGTTTAGCAATCCACCATCTAATCGTTTTAATGTCGGAGGATTTTTTAATCAGGCAGAGTCTTTTGGTACAGATAATTTTATAAAGTCACAACAAAGAGATACATTGCAAATGATTAAAGATGGTAATTTTTTTCAAGCATTAGCAGGTGATACAGATACTTTGGCTAAATATCCTACTTTAACAGGTCAAGAAGGTTTAAACGAAGTTTTAAATCAACTGCAAGGTATTGATAATGATCCAACAACAGTTAATAGAATAGATCCTTCATTTGAAGTAGATCCTTTTGATACTGATTCGAGTTCACAAGTGGCATCCATTACTGGTGATGAAGGTACAAATACAAATACAAATACAGATACAGAAACAGATACAGAAACAGATACACCAGAAGAAACAGAACCTTATACAGTCAGAGCTTTTAAAGGTGGTGGTCTTGGACCTTTTGCAAGTAATTATATATTCCAAAGATTCGGTTATAGACCACAGCAAACTATTGATTTAAATTTAACTTATGATCCAGTAGAAAAATTATATTTCTTTGAAAATGGTAGTCCAGTAGATCCTAAATTTTTAGAAAACATGCAACTTACTAAACTTGATGAAGATGGCAATGTTGTTTATGATGATGAAAATAATCCAGTGACAATGCCCAGAGTAGTTGTAAACGAAGATGAAACAACCAGCGAGGAAGAATAAAAATGCCAAATGAAACAAGAGATATGATGGATGAACTTTTAACTAGAAAGTCTGGCTCTGCTATTACTTCAGGCGAACAAGATATTATGAGTTCTATAATTAAATTAATAGAGCAAAGAACAGGAGAAAAATTAACACCTGAATATTATGAAAAAATTAGAGAGATGATAATGGGAGCATCTATGCAACCAACAGAAAATATGAGAGATACAACGATTAAAATGCAAACTGGTTCTGCTGTTGCACCAATCGAAACAGCTAGAATGGAATCTGGTTCTGCTTTATCGCCAGATGAAATTGAAAATATGATGACTCCAGGAATTGATCAAGGAGTAATGGAGATGATAAAGGCTTCAAGGCAATACGGCAGTTTACCAAACCCAATGCGAAGAATGAAAGGAGAATAAAATGGCTGAAGTTAATGTAGAAAATATGGAAGAAAATGCAGAACTTTTTGTTGAGAAAATGGGTTTTGCACATGATACTGAAGGTTTAGAACTTTCTGATGAACAACTTGTAAACTTTTTATTATTATGCCATAAAATGCAATATGGCGTTGGTGAAGAGGAAGAAGAGATGATGGAAGAAGAGCATGAGGATGGTGTTAAAATAAAAGTTATGAAAGTTGGCTCAGGTGACGATGTTCATCATATGATGAATGAATTGTTAGGAGGATAATATGCCATTTAGCAAATACTCACCTAAACAAAAAAAGTTGGCAAGAGTCGCAAAGCCTAGAAAAAAGATAACTGGTGCTGATTTTAAAAAACTTAAGAAAAGGAAAAAATAATGCCACATGGTAAAAAACATGGTCTTTATGAAAATATTCGTCTTAAAAAAGCTAGGATAAAAGCTGGATCAAAAGAAAAAATGAGAAAACCAGGAACTAAAGGTGCTCCGACAGCAGCACAATTTAAAGCTGCAGCAAAGACAGCAAAGAAACCTAAAAAGAAAGGTAAGAAAAGTGGCAAAAAAAGCAGTTGAAGCACCTAAAGGATTTCATTGGATGAAGTCTGGTAATGGATTTAAATTAATGAAAAATCCTGCTGGTGGTTATAAGCCACACAAGGGAGCAAGTCAAAAAGCTAGTTTTGAAATACAAAAGGTTCATAAAAAATAATGGCAAAAGATTCTAGATTAGAAAGAGCAGGTGTATCTGGTTACAATAAACCTAAAAGAACACCTAATCATCCTACAAAATCTCATATTGTTGTTGCTAAAGAAGGTGACAAAATAAAAACAATAAGATTTGGTCAACAAGGCAAAAAAGTAGGATCTTTAAAAGGAACTGCAGGTAAACCGAAAAAAGGAGAATCCAGCAGGATGAAAGCTAAAAGAAAATCATTTAAGGCAAGACATGCAAAAAATATAAAAAGAGGTAAAATGTCTGGTGCTTATTGGGCAGATAAGGTTAAGTGGTAATGGCGAAAGCTAAATTAATAAAAAGTGCAGTCGATGCTTTAGGTAATAAGATTGGTGCGTTGGGAGACTATTTAAAAGAGTTCGATCCGAGAACTTATTTTCACGGATCTATAAGTCCAGATATTGAAAAGTTCGGTTCAAGAGAGGATTTTATTCATTTTGGTTCAGCAGATGCTGCTTATCAAAGATTAAGAGATATGAGATTTATGGAAGATCAAGGCAAATCAGATGATATGGTTGGTTCTATTTATCCTGTTAAATTGAGAGCTACAAACTCTTTGCCTTTAAAAGAGAAAAAAGCTTCAGGTTTTTATGAATGGAAACCATGGGGTGTTGATGATATATGGGATAGAATTTCTATGGAGCTTGGAATAACAGGAGTCACTGGACCGACAAAAAAGAAAAAATTAATTGCAAAAGAAAAATACAATGTTTCTCCTGAAGAAATTGAAAAAGCTAAAGAAGTTCGTATTACTAATACAATTGGTTCTGATGGGAAACCATATAGATACAGAGATGTTTTTTGGCACCAAGAAAATTTTGAGTTTAATGGAGTTCCTTTTGGTGAAGCAGACGAACTTTACGAAGGTGGTAAAAAACAATGGCTTATTGACTTTTTAGCTTCTAAAGGTTACGACAGTATAGAATATGTAAACAAGGTTGAAGATCCTGGATCAATTAGTAAAATAGTTTTTGAACCAGAGCAAATAAGATCTCCCTTTGCTAAGTTCGATCCTACAAAAAGAAAAAGTGGAAATATACTTGCATCAACAGTTCCAGCAGGAGCATTAGGTGCATTAGGAGCAATAGATGGCAAGAGCAGCAATTAAAAGAGTCGCAGCAGCAGAGATAAGAGCTGCAAAAAGTTTTTTAAAACGCAGAGGAATAGATTCTGATGAAGTGTCTCCTCGTAAATTTGCCAAAGCAGCAAAAGAACTTGACAAAAGTTTTAATGAAACTTTAAAAGTATTAGCAAGAGAG